CCGGGTCTGTCTGATGAGCTAAAAAATTACCCCGGAACATCTTGATTAAACAGCATATTAATCCAAAAAGAAAGGGGGCCGAAGCCCCCTCTCCAATCAACATGCGTTGATTTATCAGGTCGAACCGGGCGAACCCCAGACACCCAGCGGATCAGAGACACCGAAGCTGTAACGCTCACGGGCCTTGTACCGCACATTACCGGTGTCAAAGTCACCATCCATCGACGTTGCCATCGGGGTACGCACGAAGTGCTTCATACCGTTGGGAATGTCAGTGATGATGAAGAAGGCGTTGGTGTCGGTCAGATAGTGGTTGACCGCATAGCCTTCTGGGATCGCGCCCATGTTCCGGATCGCGTTGATGTCGTTGTCGGCAGTTGCCGGACGGAGAGTGGTCTCCATGAGGCGCTCTGCCACGAACATCAAGTTGGACGGAACAATGAGACGGCGGGGACGGGCCGCAATGAGGAGTCCACGCTCATCGGTGAAGTTAGCAATCGCAATGATCGCATCTTCGAGCGAGGTCTCATTGAGGTCAGCACCCACAGTCGGGCGGTTCGCGTTCGTGCCACCGGATACCAGCGGGTGGGCGGTGTTAAACAGCGTCACACCATCACCCGATTGGAAGGTGGTGAAACCGTTGTTCAACAAAGCAGCCGCTTTCACCTGCTTGGTGTTCGCCATACCGCGAGCCAATGCTTTGGTGTAACGAGCCGAAAGCTGGTCATAGAGGTTGTCCTCCATGGCTTCTTCGGTGATCGAAAAGCCCATCGCAATGGTTTCGTGGTTGTAGCGAGCGGTGAACGCTTCCTGAGCGTTGTCATAGGCAATGGCAGAACCTTCAGCTTTCACTGGGGCGGTACCAAAACCTGACAACTTGACTTCCTCTTCAAAGGCTTTCTCTGAAGTCTCGGTCTCATAGATGAGCGTATGCTCATCCTCATACTTGGCATACTCCAAACCGAAAAGCGCGTTAAGCCCCGGCAGGAGTTCCTTCAACATTTGTGCGCGTGAAATAGCCATTTGTGCTAACTCCCTTATGCCGTAACGCTACTGTAGTAGCCATGGGTCAGAACATTGAGTTTGACCAACAGCTCACGGTAGATCGTAAAGACTACGGTTGAAGAAGCCGGAATTGCCGTTACACCACCCGGCACTGCCACTGCAGCGTTGAGGGTGATTGACGTATCGCCAGCTGCTGCCGCCGTGTCCACGAACGAACCCGTCTCAATCAACTGACCATTGCTGGCGTAGTACGCCACGCTGGTTCCCACCGGAAGTGCCGCCGGAGCGCCCGAACCCGTGAGGGTCAAGGTGGTGCTGGACGATGAACCGCTGGCGGTGTAGCTGATTGAAGTTTCCGGAACCACACCCACACAACGAACCGGAAGGATCGTGGTAACAGGCGTATCGTCCGGAGCAAGGATCGCGTTCTTAGAGTTGCCGGTGTTTACATCACCTGAGTTGTCGATCATCGACAGGTTAGTTCCCACCAATGCATACGCACCCGAAGCCATGACAGTCGTAGCCGAGCAGACAGCCGCTTTAAACACAGCATCCGGATCGTCAACAACATACGCCACCGCATCGCCAGCCAAGGTCGAAGCAGGCCAGTACTGGCTGAAACGCTTGTTCTTGCTGACAGGGTCCGTATAGGAGCAACCTACAAACACACCCGTGACTGCGTTTGAAGCGGTGGTAGCACCGATTGCTGCGCGAGTCACGGAACCACGCACGACCTTGACGAAATCACCATTGAAGATGTTCGTCGCATAGCCGTACTGAATCGGGTACATACGGGTAGAACCCGCATATACCTGACCGCCGATCAGGTTGATCGGCTTCAGCCCATAAGGGGCCGTCACATCAGTTCCTGAAGCCATTTGAAAATACCTCTAAATAATTGATAGATAAGGGTTTAACCTCTTCCAAAGGTGGTGCGCGTAGACCGCTCTGGATTCAGAAGCGGCATTCGCGGATCGTTTTCCCGCAAGAAACTGCGGTCCACACCTTCGATCTGCTTATCCGAAATGTTTTGAAAGTATTTCTCTCTGGCTTTCATCTTCTCAAGCGGGGCTTTGCATAACAGCAAACCACCCACTTCCACGTTCCCTTTGAACTGAGAATTGATGTCAGACATGACCATCAGTTCAGGATGATCTTCTGCCTTGACAGGTTCCCAGCCCTCACGGAACTGGCGAGAGACGTTCGTGTTATCCGAACGGCCCAACGAAGAAGTACGAATCCAGCGAAACACCCAACCATCTTTCGGCTCAGGGACCGGAAGTGAGGATTGCGGCAACCAAGTATCGCTCGGTCGCGACTCGGCTTGCCGTTCAATACGAACACTGCGCTCATTAGCCATTTGAACTCTCCTTAATGAGTTGTTTGGCATACTGCTCCGGGGTTAATCCCAGTCTCTTAGCGAGGGAGACTTGTGTCGCAGTTAGCTGGATTTTGCGGGGTTTAGCTCCATTACTCCGGTTGGAGGGAGCGACCACCGTAGAAGGACGCTTTGTTTGGGTTGCCGGAGCTTCCTCTTCAAAGTAGTCCGGAAAGCGCAACCGCATGGTTGCGTTAATCTTTTCATAGTACTCATCTGTGTCAGGCTTAATACCTTGATCACGGATCAGACTTTCATGCGTGGCATAGGCTAGAGCGGTCATCTCTCGGTTCGTACCGAACCATGGATTCTCTTGGGTCCATGCCATCGTTTTTGCAGACGGCTGCGGCAAAGGCACCGGCTGATAAGATTGCGGCTGCTGAACAACTTGTTCTTGCGGCTGGGGTTTGGGTCGAGACTGAAGGTTACGCTCGTAACGCTCGGCCTCCCGAAACTCCGTCTGTGCATTCAACAGACTCTCTTGTGCAGCGATGATCTTTTCAGAATCACCCTGTTCATACGCTTCTTTGTAGCGATATTTGGCTTGCTCAAGGGCAATCTGCGCCTTGGATTTGATTTGCTGTACGAGTGCGCCTTCTCCACGCTGGATCAGACTTTCGTACTGTTGGTTCTTTTGGGCAAGCTGTTGAGCAAACTGAACCGCTTCTTCGCGCATCCGCTCGGCAGCTTCACGCTGACGGCGTTCTTCATGTTGCTCATACTTCAGCTTGTTAATACGATCTCGAACTTTTTTGCCATAGCTAGAAAGTTCTTCATCGTCATCTTGCACCGATTCCGCCTTTTGGGGCTTCTTCGGAGTATCGTCGATAATTTCCAGTTCCACCTCGTTCGAGGCTTCTTTGGTTTCCGGTTCCTCATCGGGTGTTTCCACCTGATAAGAGACTCCGAAAAATTTATCTTCTCGACTTGTCTGTACTTCGCTCATGCTTTTACCACCGCTCTCGGATCTTCGACCACAGCCTCTACGCTGTCATCGTTGATTAAACGAAACTCTTTGCCATGAACCTTAAAGCGCGTACCGGAGTAGGATCTCATCATGATCCAATCTCCTTTCTTACAGTACGGTCCTGTTGGGAATCGGTCGGATGACTGATATGCATCGGGTCCCATCTCTAAGACGAATCCGACGATGCTTCCAATCTCTTCGGCTTGAAGAGTTTGAGAAGCCTTGATGATGCCACCCTCTGTCTTCTCTTCAGGGTCTGGTAGGGCAATAAGCAGTTTATAACCCGTGGGTTTAGGTAACTGACTCGCTGTTTTTTCAGACATATTTCCTCGCACCGGAATTTAAACGTGTCCGGAGTCACGCGCACCGCAATATGCGGAGATGTTTAATCGTCTTCAATTTGCTTTGTTAAGTCAAGTAGTTCGCGCTCTGCTAACGCTAAACCATGTATGACTCCGCAGCATCTTTTGTAATCGGCAAAATCCGTACAACCGCCTCCGGCAATATGATCTGCCATTTCATTCATCTGATCTCGAAGAGACTTCTTTAGGAAATCACTGAGATTTTGGTGGCTTTGCATTCAACATGTCCTTGGCAATTTGAACGCCCAGCTTGGCTCCTTCGATTTGATCGCGTGAAGCGATCTCTTTGCTTTGGAGTTCCGACTGGGTATTGGTCGAAGCGATCTGTACGCCCAAACGAGCGCCTTCGATACGCTCTTGCGCTTTGAGACGATCTTGCTCGGACTGCATCCGCATTTGCGCTTTCTGCATATCCGCTTGGACCTTTGCCATATCGGACTCGGCTTTCTGCTGGATTTCCTGTGCGCGAAGCTGGAGCTTCTGCATTTCGATCTGTAGCACGGGATCTTGAGCCTCTTCCATTTGCTTTTGCATTTGCGCTTCGGCTTGATCTTTCTGTAGCAACTGGGCAGCAGCCGGAGCCACCAACTGAGACAAACGGTATTCGATGTCTTCGGGCAGGGGTTCCCCCGGAGGAGGGAGCTTGACTCCCAATTGCTTTTCGATTTCGTCGCGGTATTTAAACGCCAAATGCTCTGCCATATGCGCGGCAATTGCGCCTTGCATTGCTTGAGCATTCGGAGATTGACCCGCAAGTTCTTGGATCTTGGGATCTTGAATAAACGACAAGTGGGTTTGAATGTGTGCTTCGTGGTCTTGGTAGATAAACGCCTTGACCGGACGGTTGTTCAACACATTCATGTTTTCGGTAACCGGATCGGTCGGCAGGATTTCTTCCTGTGTTTTCACGATCTCTGGGGCATCTTGGATACCCAAGGTCTCTAGCATTTGACGATGCAGGAGCGGCATGTCGTACATGGT